CCTGCCGCAGTAGTGCCCTTGACCTTGCCCAAAGTAATCTCGTCAAGGTGGCTCGTGCTGCTAGTATCTCCCGGCATGTCGCAGTACAGCATGCCCTCGCGGAAGCCACTGCCAGCTCTGACGTTTCCGTCGATGTCCTGGTCCTTCCACATGTTGGCAGTAATCGAGGAGGTCTGCTCCTTGTTGCTGAGTGTTGCTGTCCAAACGGAGTTGCCCTCAAGACTCAAGGCCTTGTACAGCTTGACCATTGATGGGTTAAGCTTAGAGATAACTTCAACAATTACATCATAAGAAGTTCCGTAAAAGCTTGCTACTGAGGCACCTGGACTGTGCAGCCAAGGCACTCCATTGTTGAACGTCACCATGTTCTCGAAGCAAGGAGCGATACCTTCAGGCACAAAGTCGTACTTCGTAGTCCACACACCCTGCTTGTAATTGTAGGCAATGTTGTTGTCAATAGATGCCGTGGTGGAGCTCTTCAAAATCTGAACGTCAGAACCATCGCTCCTACCTGAAGAAATACCTTCATCCAGTGTACCCAGGGACTCTTTGCCTTGAGCTCTGCTCATCTTGGCGAAGAAGTCATTCCTTTGATTTGTGACAAGAAGGTCTGACGTAGTCTTCTCAAAGGGCACCGTCGCGTCGATGAATCCCAACTCGGCGGGGTTGTCTGTGTATACCACACCCTTGCCTGCTTGGTCCCAAGACAACAGGTGGCCGTCCCAAGTTTGACGTTCATTAACAACATCCAGTGCACTGCCAGCCACTTCATACACAGGCTTGAGTCCAGAGAGGTCAAACTTTGTGTCATCGTTCTTGGACATAGGCAGGGCCCTACCCTGTGTGATTCCTTCTGAGCGAATGCTTCTTCTCACGAAGGTCTGGAAGGAACAGATAAGCTCGTCCTTGTCAGGGTGAACGCCGAGAAGTGCACCGTTGACATTGTTTCCACTCTGTACGGTAGCCAGCTTCTCCGCAAAGAAGTTGCTGACCTTGGCGTCACTGACGACCCTGAGCTGCCCTCCGGAAACAGCACACACGACACCTCTCTCTACGTCAGCAAAGTAGACAATGCCATCGTGCTCTGTGATGCCGCGAGAGAATATACCTGGGCCATAGTCAGAAGGCAGGTAAGTCTCCGTACCCATGACATTCTGAGATGTGATGAGCATACCACCTTCGGCAGTCTGGATGTAGTCTCTGCTGATAGGTGTTCTTGATACCTTTCTCTGCTGAAGGACCATGATAGATGAGCCCTCGTCGTACATCTTTGCGATAGGTCCGTTCCTCAGGGAGTAATCCTTGAATGGGAACAGCGAGGGATTGAAGCTAGATAGAGCAAGCAACTCTCCGTCAGAGGCATACACGTCGCTGTAGGTGATTGATGAACCTCTCTCACTGGTGCGGAAGTCCGGGTTGAAGATGTGAGGTCTGCCGTAGTGGTAGTTTCTTGTAACAGTAGTTGGCAAGAAATCGTTAAAGCCTGGGTCCTCGATGTTGGTGAGCCTGTAGTTCGACGAGGTGCTTGACGACAAGTCCGATGGGTCATAGCCACCAGTAGTCGTGTAAGCAGACGCCCTCATGTCTCTCTTTCGGAAGTAGGTGTCACCCTGATTCCCCAGGTGTACAGCTTTAGCGTTAGGCTTGCTGAACGTGCAGAAAGCAGATGCTGTTGTGACCTCGCCGTAGCTAGAGGTGTTACCTGTAAATCCATTTAAGGGTTGTCCGCTACTAGGAGTTACCCTGTATCTGTAGTAAGTGAATCCACCAGAGGAAGTAGACTGGTAGAACTCTCCAAGAATCCTTACCACTGTATGCGATGTAAAGCCTGAACTAAAGCTGGCGCCCGACTCAAAACCGCCTACACCAAAGAACTGTTCTAGGTCATCTCCAGAGCCTACGTTTCCTGGAAAGCTAGACGGCAATATGGTGTCTCCTGCAAAGAGGCGCTGCTTAGTTTGAATTATTCCAGGTTCAACAAACGCGACTGGCCCGTTCGTTGCGTCAGCAGTATAGACGGAGTCAAGTCTTGAGTCATCGTTTACTGGGTAGGACTCACCAATCTCGTAGTAGACAACCTCGTCCTTATCTGGCTGAATCTTTGGCCTAAGGATTTCTACGACGACGTTGTCGTTCCAGTAGTTTCTCTCATTGGCAGTAACATCGGTGCTCCGGACATCTTGAGCCCTGAAGCCCACAAACCGAGAGTTGTCCTTGATAATAAGCATCCACCCAGAGCGCCTATACTCTCCGTCACTGGTGAAGTTTCCGTCCTCTCCATTAGGAAGGACTAGTACATTCTTGTCTGAGTTATTCTCGAAATACTTGTAGTCAATGATTTCAAAGAAGAACTCATTGGGAAATACGATGTCCGGGCCTTCTCCATCACCAGCAGAGTAGCTTACAATACGGAGCTTATCTCCAGGGCGGAACTCGTAATTAAGCTTGGCACCCTTGGACTCCTTGTACGAATCTACCTTGCCTTCAAAGAATCTGAATGGGATGTACAGTGCATTGCTCACGATACCTGCTGACTCAGCCGCCGCAAGACTCGGGAAGTTGGTTTGTGCTGTAGTGTCTGTGCCCTGTGCATCTTCAGAGTCCAATGTCTCCTCGAGGTTCTCACCGTCACCGAATGACGGGTCACGGATGACAACCTTGGTCATATCAGCGACAAGAGCCTCGGGGACACTGTGGGTCAGCGTAGACTCGTAGAGAGAGTTTCCTGGGTATACAATCTGGTACCTCTCCGCCCAAGTCGGGATGTACGAGTCATCAAATACGACGTCAATATCGTAGGGAACCAACTGCTGAACTTCGTTACCCACCACAGATGTAGGTGTGCCGCTGAATGGTACGTACGATTCTGGCAACAGATTGACAGATGAGCTCCTGTTTCTGTGGTCATAGAATACGACACCTAGTGGGTGATGAGACCCCGAACGGAATGTCATTCGGTTGTCACCAACATCACTTCCTAGAACACCTCCGCCTGTAGCTACCGTAATCTCTGTTGTGCTAGAACGGTTGCCCCAGTTAAGGCAGAATGTCCTGTACAAATCACCCTCACCATTTGGGGCGTCGTCGCCGTCAATACCGCTCTGGCCTTCTTGCAAACTAAAGCTAACAAGTCCGCTTTCTATGGTCTGCCTGTTTCTTTCACCCGGGATACCTATGTCTTGAGAGCCAAATGCAGTATCCCTGTCGGTAACCATAGGGCCATTATGAGCTATTGTATGGTACTCAAAATATGCTGAACGGCCTACATACTCAACTACAATCTTAGCGCCCTGGTCAAGGATTGCTGGCTGCTTGGGCTTCAGCGCAATGTAAGAAGGGGTTTCAGAGCCAAGACCCTTAAAGTAGTATCTGCTTTGCTCGCTGTTGGAGCGCTCGTCCAGAAGCGCGCTGCCCCCGACATTAGTGAATTGCCAGAAGTTTCCGTGAGCTGTTCCTCCGCCGTTTCCACTTATCTTGATTTCCGTTTGGTCCTCGTAGATTGCGTCTCTGATTTTTTGAGCGATGGTCTCACGAGTATCTGAGCTCTGCACGTTAACGCCGACAGAGATGTTTGATTGCCCGTTGAAGTCTTCAGAATCTCCTACGTAGCAAACACCTGCTACTCGACGAAATTTAAGTGATGAAGCGGCGGCGTCTGTGTTTTCTCCATAAGAGTCCCCTCCTGCCAGAAAATCTACGCTGAGGTCCCTAGTTGGGTTTAATGCGTTAAATACACCATAAGCTGGCTTGTACTTCATCTGCTTCCTTACTGACCCCTCCCTTTCAGACTTAGTTGGAACAATGTATGTTCTTCCGTAATGAACGGTGTAATTAAGGTTGAGGTCAACTGGCACCCCAAATCCTTGAATCGGAATGGAAGACAGGTCAATCTCTACAGATAAAGGCTGAACAGAGGAGTTTCCGATTCTTCCAGAATGCTCTCCGCTCTCAAGGTTAGTATCTCCATCAGACGTAATGTGCCATTTAGGGTGCCCATAAACATCCTCTTCAACACCGTGCGCCCACTGAGACTGGTCGCCGTAGTATCCATGACCTCCCTCAATATTTACTCCAGTCCCTGTATTATTAGGTGAGAAATGAATGAGTTCAGACTCACTAGAGCTGCCTGCAGTGATGTTCTCGTCGAATGCAGTTCCAGACTCTGTCTCATCTCCGCTTAAGCTCGTAGTGACTGTGTACTGGCCCTCTGCCGCAGTAAAGCTTCCTGTGGAGATACCAGAAGTGACAGGAAACGATTGAGTTCTAAGCTCAGCGCTCTTGTCAATCGTCTCTGGCCATTTAGGGACATCAAACCCATCAACGTAGTTGCCGAAGAACAATCTGTTGTCGGAGATGCAAAGAGCCTTAGCCTTCAACGGCACGGCGTCGTAAAGCTTGTTAACCTCCTGGTCAGCAACAAACCTGTACGCCAGAGCGTTTGTGAAGTTTGACGTTACATCAGACTGCTCGTAGTTTGTTCTTACCTCATCGAATACCACAAAGGAGCCAGAGTTGCCAGCCCTTGCCAAGAACCGAACTGCCTTCACATCACCGTCAAGAAGGTCACCAAGTGAATTGTCAGTCGCCTTGGTAAGAGTGACGTTGATTGAGTCGAAGGTGGTGTAGTACAGGTCAGCCATCGTACCATCCACATTGAAGTGGTCGTCAGAGTACGTCAGCTTAGAGTACGGGCTGATGGCAGAAACCTCACCGTCAACATAGACGTACTGACACGCGAACTGAAAGGCTCGGTCAATGACTCTGTTGTTGGCGCTTCCCTCAGAAGAAGTAACAAATGTGAACGTAGGAGGGATGACAGGAGGTCTCTTGCAAACAGTGATGTAGTTGCTCACCGCTGTATCCGTGGTGTCATTGACCAGCTCCTCGTATCTACCCGTAAGGAAGCGAGTGACGTTAATCTTTTTTGGCTCGCTATGACCGTCTGTGAAGTACAGCAATGTCTCGCCCTTACCTGTCTTTACAACCTCACCCTGAATGTGAGAGTTGACAAAAAATTCAAGGGCGTCGCTCTCAAAGATTTTAACATATACATTCCGCTCGGACATGTACATGTAGACGCCGTGAGAATTGAGAGAGTTAAACAAGAAGAAGAACACTACACCCTCTGCATCAAAGCTTACTGTGCCAAGGATGCTGTTGTTGCCGCTGGACGGTACGGTGTCAGCAGTTGTTGCGGGGCTTACCTCTGCGTTGCCGAAGGCCTGCTTAACAACCCCTGCATTGTTGTCATCATCTGTAGATACGTGGACGTTCTTGGCGTCTGTCATCTCCATAGACTTCACCAAGCGTTCGTCGTCATCCAGGTTCAGATAACGAGGAATAAGTTTGTCGATAGCCATCAGTACTTAGGCGCTTGCTTGAAGTTCTTACGAATCACGCGGAGAGCCTCATCCTTGTTGAATGTCTTGAGGCGTGCGTTGGCAATGCGTCTTTCGTTATGGTATTCTTGTCTAGCTCTCGCCTTCTCAGCCATTGGGACACCACGCTTACGCTCAATGATTTTGTAGTACATATAAGCATGAAGCGCCTCCACAGCTTCGATGGGCACATCCTTGTCTTTACTTCTGGCTGCGTCTGGCACGTACTCCAAAACGATTGTGCCAGTGGTTCCAGAGTCAGTCTCCAGTCTATTCTGGTCTCTGTTGAATCGGTACTCTCCTGCGTAGATACCTCCACCCATGCCGTAGGTCCTTCCAACAGCTTGGTTGTATGCGTAGTTGTTGAAGATGAGGGCCTCTGTCTCACCCAAGATTCCACCTGAGGCGCCTGTGGTGTCATCCTGTCTGTCAAGAAAACCATCTGAATCAGAGTCAACAGCGGGGTCCGCAGTGTAAATCTGAGACATGTTCAGGTTGTTGTTCATGGCAAGGGGGTAGACCATGCCGTCTGAACCAGCCAATCCAACACGCACAATGCTTGCGAAATCATCCGGAAGCACGTATGTCCCGTTGTCCTCGGGAGTNAGCTTGAGTGAGCGAACCTTTCCNGGNAGGTCGAATCCGAACTCCCTGATGCCTCTAGATGCAAGCTGGCGCAACGCTCCCCTCGAAGGGTTGTTTGCGTAGTCATCCTCCTGTACAGAGATAATGAAGTCGTTGATGACTTCACTCAAAGATATGAGGTTGTGTGCCATGTCTTACTGTCTTTGTTCTTTTACGTCCTCCTGCGCTGCGTGCTGGTAGACCTCTCTGTCTTTCAGGTTGACGCCAATCAATTTCGCCATCTCAATTACCAGGTCCATCACGTAGTGGTCTGGCAACTCAAAGTCGATGCTATTCGATTCGTTGTACACCTCCTTGTTGTTGGTGACAGTAAATCCGAACTTGGGGAGAGAAGAGCTCCTTGTTGTCCCAGAGGCTACGATGCCCTCGGGATTCTTGTAGTAAACAAACTCTAGCTGAAGACGGTCTGCAATGTTATCAGCATCGCTGTCGTTATTGAACTCCAGATTGTGTGGGTACACTTCAGCAACTCCTTCTGCAATGTAGCATGCAGGGAATGTCTTTGTAGGTCTAGAAAGAGTGCTAGAAAGAATCGCCTGGAGCTTGTTTGAGTCATCAATGATTTCCAAAGGAATGTAATCTGAGTTTGATGAGCCAGTACCATCGACTCCATCAAGTGAGAGGCCTACTGGTCTGGGATAGTAGTTGACCTCTACAATCCTGTTGAAATTTTCTGGCAGAGTTATGTTACTACTAAGTCTTGGGTAGGTGTTGTCCGTTGATGGATTAAGAAACTCTCTGGTGATGAACTGAGACAGGTCTTGCCTCAACCCTCTCAGCCTTGACTCTGAAAACCCCGGGTCCACACCACGGATACGCGCAGCAGTGGCACGCTCTAGCTCCATCCAGATGTTGTTGTAAACCTTCTGCTGTGCTGTGCCTGCAAACTGGTTGAATACAGCAGGGGTAACGAATCCCCTCTCATCCTTGTTTGCTAATCCCTGAAGCGTTGTATAGACCTCTCTTACGCTGGCCATGATGTTTGTATTACTGAAGACAAATATAAACAAAAAAGGGCCGCCCTAAGGCAGCCCCTTGTTGGAGTGGTGCAGGATTAGGCAATCTCGCTGAGCTGCCTTTCAATTTCAGTAAGGACACCAGCACCTTTGTCTGTAAGACAGAACCGGGTCAAGACGTCCACTTCGTCCTGTCCGACAGGCACACCGACGATAACGGCACCGCTGTCAAACCATGTGATGGCGCCTCCCTTGTAACGCAGAATCTGGAAGTCAAATCCTTGCATCACGGAAACGCGAGTCTGAACGATTGGGTTGTCAAACAAGTCGATGAACTTCTTTGGGTCGCGCTTGGCGGCGAGGACGAGCTCACGCTTGATGGCCAGGTTCTCCTGGTCTGTATTGATGTTGAGGCTGAGGGCTACAGGCAACAGCTCTTCGATAGAGCGAGACTTAATCATCTGAATTGCATCAGTGATGAGGAAGTCCATGTCGATATTGTCCTGAACCTTTTGCTCAGTATCATTCACTCTGAATGTGCTACCTCCGTTTGCAAGGTTCTCAGGGTGTCTGTCCAAGAACTCTTTCAAGTTGGGCTTGGTGTACGGAACCGCAAGAACGTTGCGACGGAAGATAACCTGGCTGCGTGTGGCAGCTTCAGACTGTTCATCTACAAAGATTGAGGGCTCACCAGCACAGTATCTGATTTGGCGAATACGACCTTGCTCTTCGTCGTAGATGTTGATTTTGCTGTTGGTAAGCTTCAGGTAGATTCCTCCCTGGTTAGAGAAGTAGAAGGTATCCTTCTTTGACTTGTCCTTGATGTCTCGCTTAATCTTTGGGCGAGCTGGACGTGGGGCCGATGGAATAGCATCGACAATCTCCTGTGTTTCAACAACAGGCTTGGTTGCCGCCTTAGGTGCGGACTTGGCAGCGGGTTTCCGCTTAACAGTTTGTGTAGACATAATTAAAGAAAATTGAAATCAAACAAAGTAGTAAGTGGGAGGAGGCCTTTCCCCCTCCCCTTACCGTAGGTTAATCAGCCTTATGAGGCAGATGGAGTAACAGAAGCAGCAACCCCAGTCTGACCTTCAATCAGCCAAGTGTTGTTGTTGGCTGTGATGGTGCTGCTCACACAGTAAGCGCGGATAACCACAGAGTCTGTGGCTGTTCCTTGCTCGATAGTGAGCTGACCATCATTGTCGATTGGGTCTGCAGTACCACCATCGGTAATGCTTCCAAACATCAGGGCTCTGGTAGTAGAGCCATCTGAAGTAGAAGTGATGGTTGCATCGGTAGTTGCAATATCCTCAGCAGCAAAGAACGTGTAGTTCAATCCGACAGCAGGAGTAGGCAACTTAATGTCGTTACCGCTTCTCACAGCAACGAAAGCGCCGCTATCGGCTGCACTCAGAGTGAAGTTAGAGTCATTGTCCACAACGTGGAATCCAGCGACAGCAGGCACACCGTTGATGGTGGCAGCGCTAACGCTAGTCACGTCAGAGAGACCTGCGAAGTCGTCGTTTACATCGTCGAGGATGACAATGCGCTCACTTCTAATGAGGTCCAACAATCCACGAGCAACCACGTGCTCTGTACCTGCAGTGCAGTTCAGGGCGAGGGCGTCGCGGGTAGGAGTGTCCCCCTGGTCAACAGAAGCAAAGTTTGCAGTCACCAAGGTGGCGGCAATGCTCATTGACTCGAAAGCAGCTGAGTTGAAAGCAGCCCCTGCGTTAGAGGCAGTTTTTACGATAATCATAATTCTTAGTGTTTAATGGTTAACGATTAGGCCTTAATCAACACGTGTTGGTTAGCAGCACGAGTCACCAATGCACACTCAGAGCGGTAGTTGAACTTGGCCACGTCCTTGGTGTCGTTACGGAAACCGAGGATAGAACCAGTCACCCAGTGCTCCAACTCACGAGAGTATCCACCTGCAGCCTTGTAGTTCAACTCCAAAGCAGGAGAGCGGTCACCAGTGGTTGGGTCAGTGACAGTAGCCAATGGGCACATCACACCAGCAACCAATTTAGAAGAAACGTCTGAATCACCACCCAAGAGAGTTGGGTCGTTCAACAACTTCCAGCTGTGCTTGTGGAATGTGTATCCACCGCGAGAGAATGAAGAGAATCCGAGCTGCACGGCCATGTCTGGGCTGTTCTGGAAGGCACCGTAAGAAGCGGTGACACCAGCGATACCAGCCTTAGAAGAACCGCCACCCTGAGCGACCATGTCGTCGAGGATTAAGTTCTGGGCAGTGTTAGCGTAGATGGCGTACTCAGGAGCAGAACCCTGCTTGTCGAACTCGATGATGAGGTCGTCCAAGTCAGCGAAGCCACCGTCGTTGCCGAGGTAACCGGAGGTCACCAAGCCTCTGTTCTCCAGGGCAGTGATGTAACCCTCGTTACCGCTCATTGACAAGTTAGCTTGGTTTGCCACTTCCTGTCCAAACAAGAGAGTCATCTCACGCTTGTCCAAGAAACGCTGACGGGCGTCCATTTCGCCCTTGATGTACCAGCGGTAGTCGCCGCCGCCCACGTCGATGTAGCCAATGTTGGTGGCCTGTGAACCAGACACCTCGTAGTTACCCTTGACGATAGCGTAGGGCTTCTGGTAGCGAACCACGTTAGACTCAACGAAACGGTCTGGCTGGTCTTCACCTTCGTCGAAGATGTTACCAATCACAGGCATTTCGTACACCGCGCCATCATCAGCAACCGCAGCGGTTGGCTGATTCATGTAAGCAACAGTAAATTCGGTGCCAGAGTTGAGGGAAGAAACCGCAGTCACGACCACGCGGTCCTTACCGTTAAGCAAGAGGATGTCACCCTTGATAGCAGTGTTGGCGCGGATGTCAGCATCAACAGTAGCTGGAGATGCGTCCGCCTCAAAAATCAATGTCTGGTCAGCGGTGTCAACAGCTGAAGATTCACCGCTCTTAACGGCAGCACGAACCTTCTGGTGCAAACGAGCCTCCTCGTAGTAAGTAACCTGTTCTGCAGAACCAGCGGCCTTCACGGCACCAGTCATGCGCAAGAATCCGGTAATACCCTGGTTACCGTAAGCTTTAATCAGTTCTGGACGAACGTCAAGGGCGTTGATTGTGTCCATGAAATCACCCAAAGAAGCATACTTCTCGGGGGTTGCCAAACCAATCTGTGAGGCACCACCCCCGGTAGAACCACCGAGTTGACCATGAACATTTGGAGCTACAATATTGCTCATAATGTTTTGTTTTTAGAGATAGTTAAAACTTGAAAGTCATTCCTTTTTCTCCTCCGAGAGCTCCTGCGATTTGGTCGATAATCTTGTTTCTCTGAGCGTCAGCACTGTTGTCAACCTTTTGCGCCTGTGGCGTAGCTGGTCGCACGTTGGCTGCGTTCTGAACAACACGACGCTGACCGTCGCTCATACCTTGTCGGTACACAGCGTTGACGATTTGGTCAATGTTGTCAGTAACTGCCCGGTGAGAGTTAAGAAGGTCGTAATCCCACTTGCCTTCATCGGAGACATAAGTGTCGAAAAATGATTCGAGGTTCGCATTCTTTTCCTTCAAGGCGTCCTTATACTGGTCGGCAAGGCCGTAGGTAAATGTCTTACCCGTGGGCAAATCAAATGAAATACCGTCCAGATTGTCCACCTCTTTGGACATGCTTGCGACCCACTGGTCATCAATCGGGCTCATAAAGTTATCTTCGGCGGTTTGCGAGGGGTCCGGTGTACGGAATGCCTCACGAATCTCCTCGATGCTTTGACGAGCTTTTTCGGCTTGCATCTTCAGTTCCACAGACGATGTGGCGACCTCTTCATCGGAGTATCTCTCAGGGTCGAGCTTGTACTTATTCTTCATAAGCGTATCAATCTCTGCTGAGGTCAACTTAGGGAAGTCCATCTCCATCTGCATACGAACAGCCTTTTGGTCATCCATTTCGGAAGTATCCAAGGTCTGATACTTGTACCAGTCATCGACAGAACGTCCCGTCTCGGTGACGAACTCGTTAATCGCTGCGACCCTGGGGTCGATGTCAGCCTGCCTGTTGAATTGCTCACTCACTTGGTCGAAGCTATCGAACTTCATGTTCAGCCTTTCGCTGAGTTTCTGAAGCGCAATCGCATCTTCGTCGATTGTTTGCCGTTCAACGGGTTGCGTTGGTTGAGCCTGGGGCTCTGTATACTGTTGCTTGAAGACAACTTCTTGAGGTTCCGGCTCCGGTTGGGGAGCAGGCTCAGGAGCTACCTGCACAGGCTCGGGAGCTTCTTCCGCTACAGGTTGTGTTGCTTGTGGCTCCGAGGGTTCAGGCTCCGGCGAGGGTGCGGGAGCGTCCTGAGGTTCGTTCAAGAAGTCTGGGGCATCTGAGATTTTGATACCCTGGGCTTCAGCTGCAATTTCCATTTCATGCTTAGCCATTGAATTAAATTTAGGGGTTGTTTCTTATCGTGCGTTCGGCTGCCCTTTCTTGAGGGTAGTGCTGAATCGTCTGTCTGCAATCTTGTTGTATGGAGAGAACTCCAATGAAGGCTTGGACTGACAGTAGAGGATGGCGTAGTGCGTGTTAACCGCCTGAGGGGTGAAGTGAGTAATCTCACCGTACACCACCTGGCCGTCGGGGTAGTCGACAGGCTGGATGTTTGTTCCCGCCACNTTGNTCATTCTAAACTTCACGGGGGTAGTACGTGCGTCGTCAGTACCAGCATCAACGCCGTCTACACCAAGCATCTCAACTGCAAAGGCGGGGGCGAAAGGCAACACCGTCACATTGATTTTGCCGCTTGTAGAATCTCCTGTAATGTCTGCAATTTCTCTACTTAAGTCTGCATCACCAAACACAAAGTTGGGTGAGTCAGGGGCAATTTGTAAAGTGATGATATTTGTGGTAACATCAGTGGCTACCAAGCTGTAGGTACCGTCAACTTGAGGGAAAGTAGCAGAAGACAATACCACCTTTGTACCCTTCAAGAATGTGTCGGCAGTGATGGTCACTGACTCACCGTACATGTTAACAGCAAAAACCGCGTCGTCTCTTCCAAGTCTAAGCTCGTAGTAATCATTAGTGGTGTTATACTTAAAACCTGAACCTGTCCCAGCGCTGTGCAAAATAGTCTCACCTGCCAGCACCAAGCCAGCTTGAAAGTTTTTTTCACCGTCAGTGTTTCCGCGAAGTACAATAGTTTGAGTGGCGCCAGTGAGCATGAGGTTCGTGTTGGCATCTCTGCCTAAGAATCTGCTGCTGTTTCCGCCGTTACTTTGTTGAAATCCCATGTCTTAGATATTAGGCGTCAGTTCCGATTACCATGAACTCAACGAGTGTTGGGTTCGTTGTCGCGTATGCTTTGAGTGTCAATCCAGCGTTGAGGGGCAAGAATGCCCAGTCACCACCAGCCAACTTCAAGATGACAGGGTCTCCTGTTGTAGTGTCGTCGTACACGTAGATGTAGTTCGACGCCGTGGAGTCTGTGTTCTTGATGTACAAGTAAGCTGGTGCGTCAAAGTCAGATGCAGTAAACAAGGTTGTGGCAGAGGCACCGACAGCTGTAGCGGTCACTGGTCTGCGAGCAAGGCCTGTAGTGTTTGCTGCAGTGACATCCGTAGACACACTGATAGACAAGCTGTCAGACAAGAGGTCTGTGCTCGTCAATGAGATTTGTGCGGTTACTGTTGCCATTAGTTATTCTTTGCTGCAAATATATGAAACATTACCACTTGGCTTTGTCAGCCCAGTAGGCAGCGCTCATCTTACCTTTCTTGATATTTTTGGCGTGCCGAGACTTAAAGCTTGCACGCTTCTTCTTCATCTTGTCAGACTCTCCGGCCTTGGGCTTGCCTGCAGTCTTGGCGCCCTGCTCTCCAAATCGAATGAGCTTGACCTTGTCCCCCTCCTTGGCCAACACCATGTGTGACTTCTTAGGGTGACTCGGGGTCTTCTTTGGTTTGTTCACACCGCTGAGTCCGTGCTTCTTGAGCATGCGCTTCACGCGCTCTCTCATTGCTTCCTTACTCATCGGTTCATCAATTCTTTAATGATGTCTTGCTCCTCAGACTCCTCGAGCTCAGGTCTGTTTCCTTTACGTTGAGAGATGAGCTTTGACTGAGCCTCGGCCTGCTTGCTCACGCGAGAGTCCTTGCGGTTGTCCTTCTGATTCTCGAGGTCCATCCGGAACTGCTTGTCTGAAGCTGATGCTTGAAACTGAGCCTGGAGCTTGGCAATAGAAATCTGAGACTCAAGGTTTTGTCTCATCTGCATCAACTGCATATCAATCTGACCCTGTGCCTGAATCTTCTGCATGTCGGCCTGGGCCTTGAGCTGAATCTCCTGCATGCGCATCTGCGCAGCGGACTGCTGTGACTGTTGGTTCAGCTGAGCTTGCATCTGCATGTTTTGCTGCTGTTGTTGTTGCAGCATGGCAATGCGCTTTTTCCGTCGGACAATGAGCAATCTTTCCGCTTGGTCCAAGTCTTTGAGACGACGGATTGCCATAGCGTCTTCCAAATCAATTTCTCTTTGCGCAAGGGACTGTTGGATGTTTTGCTCCAGGAGAATCTTGTCCTCGTCAGACATCTCTCTGTCCACGATGATACCGTAGTTGTACAGTGGGAGAGAAGCGAATGAGGAGACGACCTCCATGCTGGTTCGACCAATGGCTCTTTCGTAAGCCTGATAGATGATGGACTCTGGTGGCAAGACCTGCACACACTTGACGATGTCCTCACAGACTCTGCGGTAAATGACAGAGGCTGCGTTTGTGATGTCGTTGATGGCGTTGTTGCCTGCAGCGAGTTGCTGTTGGCGCACGCCGACGAGAGCGTCAGACTTGGGTGTGCTGCCATCGAGAACCTCGTTAACGCCCGTGACATCACGAATCATACGCAGATAGTGGTTGTACAAACCAATCAGCTCGTTGATGTTGCGGATTGTGTTGTCCAATGGACGCACAGGAGGATTCTGGAATCCACCCTCTGGGTTCTTGCTTCTGTAGTAGAAGACACCAGTCTGCTCGTAGATGTCCTGGATGTCGAGTGGCTGGAGGTCTCCGCCAGCACCAAGCTGGACATTCTCCAATCCCTCGATGTCAACAATCAATCCGTCAGGCTTGGCCTTGGCGATGGCCTGCTGAATCTTGAGGTGAGTGAGCTGAAGCTGGTCAGCAAACCCGATGACAGATGACACCATCGACTTGGGCATCTGACGTCTGAAATTCGTGGCGACTACGCTGTAAGAAAGACGAGCACGGGTCAGGTCGTGCATGTTCTTAGGAACGTCTCTCTTCATGCCGTAGTTAAAGAGTAGCTGGCTTCCGATGACGTACGAGCCTCCGTACACACACATGTTTGGCATGCTGTGAATGGTACGCTCATAGACAGAGTCACTGGGGGCCTTGTAGACATCGCCCTTGTAGTAGAAGCCCACATTGCCAAAGCGCGACTCCTTCTCCTCGTAAATCATGTCGTCTACGCCGATGAACTCGAAGTCCAACACATCGACCAAGTACTCGTCGTACCCGTACACGTGTGCACCTCGGCTTCTGTCGTAGACTGTCTGGTTGAACTGCGAAGCGTTGTTGTAGCTCCGGTTCATGACAGACTTTGCAATCTTCTTGTACTCCTCCTCTGGGATGTCCGTACCAGCCATACGCTTGAGCTCCTGGATAGAGACGCGCTTGACGTGGCCTGCGTAGACAATGTCAGAGAAGTTGGGGTCATCCGTGCTAGAGTGGATGAACTGAGCTGGGTCTACGTATTCTGTCTTAATGCCGTAAGACGGGTCGTTGCTGCGCTTGACCACAGCCATACCGTTAACAACAAGGTCTTCAACAGCACGACGGAAAACGTTTTCATCGAAGTCATTCCAGTCAAGGGTGAGTCTGGTTGCAAGTTGAGCAGCAATCTCAGAACTTGTCTTGATACTATCAGCGAGATAAATCTCAGCTTCCTCAGAGTTGTCTGGCAAGCCGTCCGTGCTGACGTGAGTGTTAAGTCCCAGCTCCTTCGCCTCATCAATAACCTCCTTTTCTTCAACAGCAAGTTTGGCAAGAATCTTCTTCTTCTCCTTCTCATCCTTGGACATAGGGTCTACTGCCTCTACGTTAGGATTGAATTTACGAGAGAGAATCTTGTTAACAACAATGCGGACAAACTTAGGGACGATAGGCACGGGTGACCAGTCCAGGTTGAGCAACGTACCGTCACCTCCCTGGGTGTCCATGCTGTTCAGAATCTGCTTGTATACCGCTGTATCTTGTGTGCCATTAGCGTAATCTCTGTTGCGCTGAAACTCCACAAGACGCTTGCCGAAACCAGTAGAGAAGTCATCCAACCCACCCCACTGCGCCTCGATTGACTTCGCATACTGCACACCATAATTATGGCTCGCCTTCACGCTGGCGGGGGCCATCGGGTCTGGAAACTGTGCGTATGACTTAGGCTTATGCTGACCCTTCATTACTTACTGTATTACAGGCAATGTGCAAATATAAACAAAATCACTTAGAGGGTTTTGAGACCCCTCCAGGGTTGTAGCTATACTTGCGGAAGAACTTCTTTCCGGAGAAATCAGCGGTCTTCTTTTTCTGTACTACAGTCTGTGCCGCGAGCAAAGCGAGTCCAGCACTAATAGTCAAGTCAAACTTAGTTCGGTTGTCGATACGGTAACCAATCCAATCTTCAAGCGTTCTGTTGAAATACATCCTACCCATCTCACCTTTCTCATTGATTCCCACATGGTTATGGATGTAGTCTTCAATGGCTTGGGCATGGGTGTGAATGACGTCCTGAGAGTTCGACGGGATGCCCTTGGTCTTCACGGCAACGGAGCCTGAGGTGGTGAGATGCGATGGTCTGTCCAGCAGGTATCCGTCATATCCACGGGACTCAAAGTACCGAACGATGCCGTACTTGTTGTTCTCTACAAGCAGTGGATACCCGTAGAAGTAGGATGCCATCAGGATGTCCTCGTAGAAGATTTTAGCCATAGGAGGGCGGGAGCAGTACTCTGCAACAAACATGTTTGAGGGGGCCCGCATGTTGAACTTGTTGTAGATGTGACATGCCCCCTTTGAACCCCTCCCGTCCGTAGTGGCGTCGATGTCATAAGAGTCAACACCACCACAGCCTATGAGCTTGTTAGGAGCTACCAGTTTGCCACCCTCACTGACCCTTTGATTCCGCATGTCCATCGGTGGCATCCATGAAACGAACCATCGACCCTCCGAGCTGGGTACAAACACAACCTCAGTGTCTCTGACACCACCCCTCCAGGTGAAGTTGCCACGTACCACAGGGTCAGGGTACATGTTGTCGTTGTGGTCCATCTGCTCGTAAATCTTACCGATGTTGAACAGGGAACCCTCGACACTATCTCTGAATGCCTCCTCAGTGGTGAACGGGAACTGACGAACAATCTCGTTCATCTCCCGTGCATCATGCTTAAGAGCCTCTCTTTCGTTTTTTAGAAATTCCTTTGCGCCTATCTCTACGGTTTCCCCGTCCAGGGTTTCCGTGTGGTTCTCCGGAGTCTCGATGATTGGTTTCCCGAACTTGTCGAAGAATCCCTCTAAGGCTTCGTACGCCGGAATGAAGATTCTGTACAATCCGGAGGTAGTCCTGCCGTTTTTGTTGCGTTCTTGTGGGTCGGAATCTTTCCAAATCTCTTTGTATTCCTGACCGCCTTTGTCCATGGGGTTGACTGTACTTCCGACGAGGGCCTTGCCGATGACTCGGCGTCCCACAATCAGACACGTACGTTGTATCCTCCAAGCTTCTCTGATGTCCGTGGGCTTCTCCCACTTACCTGCCTCATCGAGGTACAGGATGTGGAGCTTCTCACCATCGTAAGCATTGTTGGTGGTATTCTTCCAGTTGATGATTGTGTTCAGTGCATCACCCTTGGTAGCGGTCTTGTTGTTCTTGGTAATCCTCTTGGATGGCTCACGGAACGCCAGTTCCATACGGGGGTTCGTGGTACCGTCCTGGATAGGTTTGAAGAAGAAGGGGTAGGACTTGAAGATGGCAACGACCTTCTTCATGAAGACGTTTTCTTGCGCGTCCTTACCCGTCTTCGACTGGATGCCCAACAGCTTGTCCTTGACCTGAGTAGCTTCATCTACAAGAACGCACGCAGACATGTTGGTGTACCCTGAACGACGACACTTGGTATACAGTTGACCAAGACATCTAGGGTCTGCCTCACACGCGGCCTGGTGGATGAAAAGCTTCTGCTGAAACTCGAGGAAGCTGGGGTATCCAATATCAATCTTACTCCACTGAAGCATCATGTAATGCCTGCCAGTGATGTATGTTGGCTCTCCGTTGTTGTAGAACCAAAAGCCCTCACGGCGTCTCCTGAACTCCTCCTCGATGTAAGGGGAGAACTTCTGACGAAACTCCTTGGGCATCTCGTACCACTCGTCCATAGACTTGATACGAGCAAGCTCTTGTGGTATATCGGCCCTTTCCCATGACTGTAGATGGGTGGGCACATCGTGAAACGCGATTTGTGATTTCGGTGGCTTCTTGGGCAAGCAAATAGGGAGCCCGGAGATGTTGATTACATCCCCGAGCGTACCCCTAGGACAGATGGATACTACTGGTTCTTCATGACCTTCAATGTCAACCAGTCCGTTCATTTACTAAATCTTTCTGCGAAGCCTCCAGAGTAATCTTTGGCATCGTCAATAGAACCCTTGTCACTGAGGTCTTTGACCATCTGCTCCAATCTCTGGCGTTCAATTAACAGCTCTTTGCAATCCACAGCGGTTTGCTTGATGGACTGCAGCTCGGCCTTGCGTGCTGCCCCTCCCGCCTCCGGGTCGACAGGGCGCTTCACCTCCTCAATCATATTGTTGATTGCAACCTCCATGCTGCCCATCAAACGACGGGAAGCTTCGATGGTTGTGAAACGAGGCTTGTTGGCTTTAGCTGACGGCATCTTGGGATTGGACATACATCATATCTTCTGAGCGCATACGGAAGACTACGGTCTCGTCCTCGAGCTTCATCTCGTAATCGCGGTTTTGCTTGAATCCTACAATGTCTCCTGGCTTTACGCCTTGAGTAATCATGTCCTTGGGACAGCAGAACACCTTGGCCTTGAGGTGAGTCTTAGGCTTCAGGTCTACAATCTCAATGATTTCGCTATCCTTCTTTTTCTCTTCTTCGATAGGCTGAAGGAAAACCCAGTCTGCAAGCATGTGCAGCTCGCCAGTCTTCTTGCTTCTGTAGGCGATGGCGTGACAAGACAAAGTGTTTTCTGGGTCGTAACCCACGATGAATCTCTGCTCGTCGTTGACCTCAACCTTCAGGGCGTCAGACATAACCACATGGTGGTGGAAGAACAATGTGTCTCCAACCTCTACATCTACGTCGTACTTGACAGGGGTAGAGGTGACCTCGCCGTACATGACGCGGCGTTCAAACTCTTTCCACTTGGGGTCGACGTGAAGTACAGTGCCGTTCTCCAGCTCAATGGTGTCGTGATGAGTCTTCTCAAGCTTCACCACGAAGTGATAGAGTGCTTTCATTCAAAGTTACAATCGTATTCAACAATGACCGGGGTGTTCTCCACGGTCTTCCACAGATACGAAGACTCGCTGTCTTGCGTGTAGATGTTGTACCTACGAATGTTGTACTTGTACAATGAGCGCTCATCCTCTTCGATGAGAACAACTTTTCCTTCGCCAGCACGCATGCCAACGTAGTACGCCATCGCATCCTTCGGATTGGGACCGATGACGATTTTACGAATTAAATTCTCCATTTTATTTAGTTCAGTGAGAGGCCTAGGTCGTCTAGGTCAATGTCATCAATGTTGATGTCATCCTCTGAAATTTTCTCGTATGATGCTAAGATAGCTGAAAACAACTCAGCCATCTCCTCCTGGCTATCAACGTGCCACTTGCTTGCAACCTGCCACGCCGGACCAATGTCTGGCATGTCGTCAACAATACCTAGACCGAAAAGGTACGCCACCCTTTCATTGACTTGGTACTTTTCAATAACGTCTTCGAGTTGAGCGAGAACGTCAGCCACTTCGCTGATGAAGAGTTCTTTGAGGGTTGGGTCCATGGTGGTCATTATTGTGCGTTAATAGTGGCGATAGAGCCTGGGTTGCCGTTGGTGCTGACAAGGTGCCCTGTAACAAACCATCCAGCATCGTCGTAGCAAGTCATCTCAAGACAAGAGCCCGCCGCACCACCTGTAGTAGAGGAGGCTGCATGGATTGTAAGCTGATTGTAGCTTGATACAGCAGCAGCGGCATCGGCGCGGGTCACGGTCTGCAAGGCATGGTTGTCGGCTGAAGTAGAGTCCACACGCACAACGCCGTAGAAGTAATCTCCACTAGCAGCGTTGATGTTGAAAGCCGCACCAGCTACGTCGACGTAAACTCTAAAGAAAGCGCCTTCGACAGCAGCTGGAAGTGTGATTGTTCCGCCACTAATTGAAGAGGCATCACAGAACAAAGACTCTCCGTAATTGCTTGTAGCCAACCCGGTTGTGGCAGTGATTTTGTTTACAGCTCTCTTCTCGTAGGAGTATGTGTAAGTACCAGCAGCACCCTTAATAGCAAGGTTGTTCCCGGTCTGGAATGTGGCAGTGCTCGTGTTGGAGGCAGAGTCTGTAATCGTCAGTGCCACTCCGCTTCCAGCGCCGTTGACGCTTGAGCCGCTTCCGTTGGTGAGGCTTACACTTTTGAAGTTAGGGAACGGTCTTTTCCCAATCAAACCTGTAGAAGAGTCACGCACAAGAACCTCATCGGCAGAGGAGTTTCCTGGTGATTCAATCAGAAGATTTGTTACCTTTACCTGACTATCTGAAAGAGAAAGAGCAGTATCGTTACCCTGACCATCGGAGATTGTCTTGAGGCTGCTGCTAATCGCAGCATTGTCACCAGCCTTAAGGATTCCGCTGTAGGTGTTTCTAATTTGATTGCCTGAGAGTGTGGTTCCCATCTTGTTCTTTTTGTCTTAGCAAATATACTCAAAATGAAGAGACATAGACCTGAGCGTAGAATGCGCGAGTTCTCCTACCTGCACGAGAAGTATGTCAACAAGAACTACCTCAAATACCTGAGGCTTGCAGAGAAGGATATGTTGCAGCATTATGACATACGTCCCGTGGAAATGCAGGTCATGCTTTTTGCTTACGACTACGAGTTCTTCACGTCAACACACATGGCTGAATCCCTGTTCGCATCAGCCAAGAAGTTCCGACAGAGGACGCTGCAACCTATGATGCAGAAGGGTCTGATTCACGCAGTGCACAAGAAGTACAAAGTCGACACGGGGTCAGAAGCAGACATGTACTTCACTCAGGAGGCCAAGATGAACTACAAGCACAGATACGGTTTAACCCCCAAAGCCAGACATCTGGTTCAGAGGTTCTACCGAAAGCTAGAAGGAGAAGAGGCGATTAAGATTTCCCGTGAGTAGCCACCTTGAATGACGCCTGTTTGACAGCACCAGGGTGTGGCTTGTAGTCACCCTTCATAAGGAAGTATCGACCGCCCTCTTCCATCCAGTGGTAGCCCTTGGGAGGGTCTACCTTTACCTTCTTGTTGGAGACGCTGAGACCGCCCTTCTTGTACTTCTTCAGAGTGTTCATTCGGAGTAGTCTCTGTATGATTCAAAATCAATCCACCAGTCTCCAGACTCATCGTTAATGATGTTGGTGATTTCATCCTGCGTATATGTCGTAAGACTTAGTGTTCCAGGGGGGTTTGCACCGTCCCAACGCAACAGACATTTGTCTGTATTNCGGACCGTTTTTCTCATAGCCTCTACGCTGCCATCCACAGTGGCTGCAGCCATAGAAGGGGTGACAGAGGTCGTGTCGATGATTGCGTATCTTCTGCTCATGATGGTACGTCAGTTGTAAAGGTTGCGCCGCTAATAGTCAAGCTGTTGCTGTTGCTGCTGGAATCGTTTCCATTGTCCTCAAGTCTCCAGTATCCGATAAGTCCAGACCGCTCTGTTTCGTCCGCTGGCACGCCGCTGTTGTAAATGGCAGTTACGTCGGAGGAACTAAGAACGGAGCTATACAGGCTGATTTCATCAAGCTCCAACGCATCAAAGCTGTCACCCCCCGCGTTGAATGTTTGAGTACCTAAAGCAACGTCTCCCATATTGATGCTGCTAAAATCGGTGGCGGCTTGGG